TGGTTTATCTTATTATGATGAAGTTTGGATTAATGATCCAGGCGTTGATGAAGTTCAATCTTGGACAAATACCGATCCATACCATGTAACCAGTGTAATTGGAACATTTAGATGTTATTATCTTGGTTCATATGATTATGACGCAGCAAATGCAGAAAACAATAAACAAGAATGTTTAAAGAAGTTTGGTTATGAGGGCGACACTCAGTGCAAACTATGTGATCCAATTGAACCCATAACTTACAAACCAAATTATTACGCTACAACAGAAGTACAAATTAATAATGTAGAGCCATATTCTGATGTTATTCGGAATGGAGCATATGCTCCATTCCCACCACTATGGGGACGCATTTCTTATGCGTATTCTATATCAAGTTGTGGTTTTGGAAAATTCTATAAGTCAACATCAAATCTTAGATTGTTGGATGATACTGCAATTATAGATTTATGTGTCACCACTAAAAATGGTAATTTAAAGTATTATATGTACGATGTAATACAGGAATACATTGCAAGTCCTATTATTACATCAGGAAGCACAAATACTAATATACAATCAAAAATGGGTTCTGCTATTGCCGGTATGTTTGGTATTCCTGGCTTAAATTCAGGTGTTGTAGCAACATCACCCGAAATTGAAAACTGTTTAAATGATGGATATCTTCAATACGATCCATATTTAAAAGGACCAGGAGCGATTTTCCCGACATATTATGGTGCAAACATGCAATCGTCTAATATGAAAAATTGTGTGGATTGTTATATAAACAATGTTGGTGGTTGGTATTTGCCAGCATTCAGTGCAACAATTTCAGGCGATTTCGTTAATCCAGTTTATGTGTCAAACCCAACAAATGATGTCTTTGATGTGTTTTATCCCGGGCATAATGTAATTCATACATCAAATGGTGTTGGTGAAGTTTATTATGTAAGAGTTGGAAACAATCCATTCATTCCTCGCGGAATTTTTGGTAGAAATCTTCGATACAATTTAGGAATATTTGCCAGTTCAACTCTATTCTATAATAGAACAACTGATGGTTCCGTAAATTATACGATGAATGAAAGCGATAGCATCTCAATACCAATTAACTTTATTGATGGTTATACAGTAAACGGAACACCAGATGAATGTATTCCTTCTACTTTAGGAGGACAATGCCCAGGTCTTGGCTGTCAAACACCAGATCCAACTGGAAATTGTGGACCAGTTTTAGGAGAAAATACTGGTCAAAATGGAGAAAATGGAAATGCGTGGACATTAACTGGTGGATTAATAGTTAGATCTCTGAGATCCACATCAAGTCCGTTCACATTTAAAACATCTGGACCATCTCAATCTAGAGCAGTAAAAATCGCAGAAGGAATTTGTGTAGATATGGTATGTCCTGAGTGCTACTCATACGAAAGTTGCTAATATGTCTATTCAATTTAGAACAAGATCACAAACAGTAGTAGATTATTCAAGATTCGTAAATGGTAATGGTTCAGAGCCATCAGGATGTTGCTATGTTTATGATGCAGAAACTAATAGTGTTACAAATAGTTCCAAAACTGTTTCAGAATGCAATCAACTAAATGGTTATTTCTTGAATGGAACTTGCGACAATAATATAACAATAACACCATCTACTAAAGGTTGCTGCTGTGCTTGTAAGAATTTTCCAGAGACTGGCAGTTATTTAAAGAACACAACTTTTTGTGAATGTCAAGACATAAGTGGATTGTGGACTTCTGGTTCTTGTCCAGAGTCAGAAACACCGGAGGCGTTAGAGTTTTTATGCATATCTGCTCCGCCAAAAAGAATAGATCATAGAAAAACAAGAGCATGCTGTCATCCCGAATTCACCACAGATGGAGTAATTGCAACATGTACTGATGTTTGCACAGAAAAAGAATGTGCAGAAAAAGCAATATATCCGTACAGTGCAACTTTCTATAAGAATGGAAGAAAGTGTTTTGAAACCGTTGGAGATGCTTCTCCCGCAATAAATGAATGTTCGTTGAATACCACATTTAATGGTAAAGTCGTAAATTCTTGCGTAAATGGTACAAACATATATTCTTGGTCTTTGTCTGGATTTGTCAATCAGACAAACAAATTTTGGTACGACTCCAGACTACCCGGTAAGTTTATAAAAGCAAGCACGATGAACACATTTTGGCTGGAGTCTGGTTCAAATTATAATATCATATTAGGACCAACCACAGTCAAGACTACAATATCTTCGGAAAATGAAATAAAAGCAAATCAAAGCACTGACATTAAAAAGATTTGTCCCGGTGGATATTCTTTGAACTATGATTTGGACGAATCGGATAGATGGTTTGATGGATATTTTGCCATAATAGATTCTAATGATATTCCAGTTTATTATGCTTCTCCGATTTTCAAAGAATCGTTTAATCCTGAGTTTTCACCAATTCCATCAATGAATCAAATCGTTCCAGCAATTGATTTGATTGCAACTAGAACTTTTAGCGCATTTATTGATGAAAGTAATACTATAAAAATATTTGGTAGATTCTTTGATGGAGATATAAATGAGTATCGTGTTCTAACGGTAACAGATAAACTCAAAAAACTATATCAACACAATGTTGAAGTTCTTCCAAAGACAACAACAAGCACTTTTTATAGCCTTTCAACTGTTGGATTTGTTGGTCAGAAACTTGATGGTAAATTTGAGTATTACTCACCATTTGTTTCTCAATCTGCTGAATTACAACAAATAAGAAACATGATTCGTAGCATGCCACCAAAAGATTATGTTCAAGCATCTTTGGGAGCATACACATTCTGCGGTATAGATTCCGAGGGAACGATGACATGCGTTTCTTTGAATTCTGAAATTGAAGTACCACTTGATAAGAAGTTCAAATTCGTCACTTGCAGTAATCAAAATCAACAAACATCTGCCTCCGGTGGAGATCCAATGAAGGATTTCTGCTATGCAGTTGATACCGGAAACCGAATAGTAAGACTCTCTTCAACCGATGAATACTTTGATCTCGAAACAGAACCAAAATATTCAACGACTGATGTAAGAAGTATTTCTTGCTATTATGGACACTGTGATATTGTTGTTCAGCCAGATCCAGCAATCTGCAATAGTCAAATGGTTGGAAGTTGTTGCACTTGCACCGATGGTGTAATTAATTGTGCAACCACGACTCAAGGAGAATGCCTTGGTCTATTTACAAGCGGAGGAATCTGCTGTGGCGATAATCCAACGGATAATTGCACTAGTTGCAGTGAAATAGTAAATCTGTGTGGCGATAACTCTTCTGAATTTTTACGAATTACACAATCACAAACCGATCTACCAGTAGATGAATTAACTTACTACAAAGATGGTTTATATGTCGGTATCTTTGAGCCTGGTGTTCCAGTTAATGTATCCGGTTCAACTGTTCGTGGTAACCAAATAACTGGTGTTGGAAGTGAATACAAACCAAAGGTGGTAGGTTATGGCACAACAACAAAGAAATGGGCTATAATCGTTTCACCAACAGAATATGAATTCGATACTATAAATGATGCAACAGAATTTATAGAAACTATTCAAGCATCCTTGTACGACGGACGATGGAATACTTATGGAGATTTAGATAACTATTTTGGAATTCAATCTAAATCAATGGAAACGCTAAGAAAAGATTCTCGTCTTTCTGGTTGGTATTTGCCATCAAAGAATGAATTAGAGTTTATAAACTACAAGATGAATCATGGCTTTATGATTCCAGAACTATTTAAATCATTTGAAAATGACATATATTTGTCATCTACTCCGTATTTTGAATACAAGTCGGATAGCGTTTATAATATCGATGTACAAAACTTTGGAGGAACTGGTTTCATGTACGGACAAAGTTTCAACAAGTTAGATTACGGATCTATATACTTAGTACCTAGAACTAAAAAGGTAAATGTCAGATTGATAAAGAGAATTGAATTGGAGTAATTAAATTATGGGTGACTGTCCATCTTGTTCTAATAATGCAAATCCAACAGAATTTCGCGTAGTAGAAGTCTCAGATAAGAACATCATTTCCAAGAAAATTGGGATGATTCAAAGTTTTGCCATGTCTTTGACTTCTCGTGGTCTTAATGAAAAGAGAATTAATAGAGCCACTAAACAACTAAGAGTGTTGAGTTGTTTTGGTGATAAGCACATGGGAGGAGTACTACCCCCATGCGAGCATCTAAAACACAGCAAAACCGAAGGGCAGTACTACTGCGGTGGTTGTGGTTGTGGTGATAAACCCGGAACATGGTTAGTTTCAAATGGTACAGAGTACAGCAAGTTGGACTATCCAAAGTTGAATTGTCCAATTACCATGCCTGGTTTTACAAACTATGCATCAAGCAAACCAGATGAATCAATTTCTCCTATTACTAGAAAGTATTTTATTGAGAACATCAATTTCGAGGATCTTAATAAGATGCCAGTAACTCTACCCGATATGCCAGAAGCAATGCGTAAGGCTATGGAAGAAAGAGAAAAGAACCAATCTCAGCAACCAAAACCAAATCAGTAACTGGTAATTTGCCATAAATATCCTTGAGGAGAATTTATGGCAGCACCAAATTCAAGACAATCACTCATAGAGTATTGCTTAAGACAACTAGGGGCACCTGTTGTTGATATCAATGTCGATTGGCAGCAATGCGAAGATCGACTAGACGATGCACTTCAATATTTTCTAGAAAGACATTTCGACGGAGTAGAGAAGGCATACTTTATGTACCCTGTCACTCAGTCTGACATTGACAATGAATACATCAATACAGATAACTTAGGACCAGTCAATGGATTTGGTGGTGATGGACCAACTGGACAAGATATCGTTAGTATTGTTAAATTATTCCAGTTTGGACCATTCAGCAATATTAACATGTTTGATATCCGGTATCAGATGGCATTAACCGATTACTTTGGTATCAATACTAACCTGATGTCGAGCAGAAACATGGGTTTGGCACAATATGACAGCACTAAGCGTTATATAAACATGATACAAGATCTTTTCCAACCAGAAAAGACAGTACGGTTCAGCAAAGTTACAAATAAACTTCATGTGGAAATGAATTGGAAACAAGAATTGCAACCAGGCTCAAATCTTTGCATTGAGGCATATGTTGCACTTAATCCCGAAAAATTCACTGAAATCTACAATGATCGTCTGCTAAAGAAATACTTAACAGCACTCATAAAGAGACAATGGGGTATGAACATGTCAAAGTTCGGTGGAGTTCAACTTCCCGGTGGAGTTACTTTGCGTGGTCCAGAAATCGTAGCAGAAGCAAACAATGAAGTTATGCTTATAGAACAACAAGTTCAACTTGAATACGAACTTCCAATCAACTTTATGACGGGCTAATTAAATGGCAAGAAATCCCTACTTCAAAGACTATTCGGGTGAACAGAATGTCATCGAAGATCTCTCTATAGAGATCATAAAAACGATGGGTAGGGATATGCTTTATATTCCACGCGAGCAATACGATCAAAATGTTGAATTCGGTGAAGCCCAATATAAATTTACAAAATCATTTCCACTAGAAATGTATATTGCGTCTGTTGCTGGCTTTGAAGGTGAAGGAGATATTATTTCTAAGTTTGGTTTGGAAGTTAGAGACAAAGTAACACTTGTAGTTTCGAAGAAACGATTCAATCAAGAAATTGTAGAAAGATACGATGGAATCACCCGACCAAGAGAAGGTGATTTGATCTATTTTCCTCTTTCTAAAGGTTTATTTGAAATCAATTTCGTGGAACACGAAAATCCGTTTTATCAAGCAGGAAAATTATACACATATACACTAGTTTGTGAACTCACTACATTGGATGATGATGAGTTTACAACTGGTGATACTGATATTGATTCGGTTGTCACAGAAACAAGAACACCCGTATATCAATTGTCATTCACATCTAATATAGCAGGAAATACCGCATCCTTCTATGATGGTGAAGTTGTTTATCAAGTGAGTGGTCTAACTGGTACAACTGCTGCATATTCTTTGGCTACAGCACAGGCAAAAAATTTCAAATTCTATCCTTCAACAAAGAAGATGGAAATATTTGGAATTACCGGAACTTTTGTATACGGTGGGCAACAAACAATACGAGGAAAAGATTCAGGTGCCGAGTACTATGTTAGTGGCATAACAGGCACAAATATAATTGTCCCAATCACTTTGAATTCTGCCGCGGCTGGTGATAATGAAAGTATAAAGGATGATGGTGATACTCTAAAGATTTATGACTTCACTGACATTGATCCATTCTCCGAAGGAATATACTAATGTTTCAATACTTTTATAACGAAACCTTAAGAAAACTAACACTAGCATTTGGTGGTTTATTTGATGAGATTTTTGTTGCAAAACAAACATCAGGTGGTTTAACCGAAAAAATAAGAGTTCCACTAACTTATTCTGGTAAAGAAAAATTCATCAGAAGACTAACCGAGGCAAGTTCAATTTCAAGCAATGTTAAAATAGAAACACTATTGCCAAAATTAGCATTTGAACTGACTACTTTGCAATATGATCCTAACCGAAAAGTTAATAAACTAAACAAGAAGTTTAAAAACTCAAACAACAATGCATATCAGTCATTTGCGGAAGTTCCATATAATGTTCAATTTAGCCTATATGCATTTACTAGAAATGTAGATGATAATTTGCAAATAATGGAACAAATCCTTCCATATTTTTCTCCAGAATTCATAGTGACATTAAAATTAAACAATCTTGATACTTCAATAGATGTTCCTATTTTATTGAATTCTACAACTATAACTGATTCATATGAAGGTGATATGTCATCTAGAAGAGCAGTAATTTCTACACTTAATTTTACAGCCAAAGCACATGTGTTTGGTTATATCAAAGAAGGTCTATCTGGAATTATTAAAGAAGCAGATATCAATATTATCGAGGATAACACATTATGAGTGACGAAGTTCCTAAAGTATTCGATGCAATATCAGAAACACTTGGTGTAGATTTTCAAAGAGAACCAAAGCAGATAACAGTAAAGCCAGTCTCAGAAGAAGTTCAACAAAAACGAATGGATTCTGATTTTGAATACGCCAGACAA